CAACTCTAGATGATGAGATGTGATCTGTTGCTGTAGAAGACGTAAATACCAGACTTTCTGGTTGATTTGACTTATGAAGGCTTTCTACACCACTAAATCCACGAATACACCCAGTAAACGTGTTTGTGGTTACACCCGTATATGTAATGATTTCATCACCGATCTTTAAAAGACCATATTTCTGCGGCCATCCAGCCGTAGAAGTCACGCTGATAGTATCATCATAAGAAGTTACTGCACTTGTGCAAGTAGTAAATCCAATGAGATTATCGTTACCACTGAAAGTCTCTACCTTTTGATATTCATTTAAATTCGTAATGATATCAATTGGACCACCTTGGTATTCTTGTGCAAGGTAGTACTGTTTTAAGAAATCAATGAATAATGGACTTTCTTCTTGAACAAAAGAAGGTAATTGACTTCTAACGATCTGATTGATCTGGACTTTCTTGGAAGCGGTGTCGATCATTACTGTCTAATATATTTTCCGTTGGAGAAGCTAGAAGTGGAGATAAACCTAGTACCTGATGTATCAGCGCCTGTCGAAATTAAGTCTTCAACTGTACTAATGGTACTATTGGCAACAGAAAGTTGAACATAAAGATCTCTCAAACCAATGATATCGTTAGATTCGGGAATGGCTTGAACTTCAATTACATTGTTCGGTTTAACTGTTGACAAAATCCTTATTGTATCTATAAGGATTTCACCAGTGTCATATCTAACGGTTCCAATATTACTTCTTACGATTTCAACTACACCAGTTGAACTTAATCTAAACAAGAAAATTCTTCCTCTGGTCTCACTTACATAAGCATCACTCATATAAAGAGTTCCTCTAATCCCATCTACAGTAAATCCAGTAGATTTGATGTTATAACCCTCTCTACGGTTGTGGAACTTGTTACCATAACAAAGTTCATACTGAGCAAAGTTTGCAGTGTCAGCTTCAAGGTCTCTACGAATAATTACCTTTGTAATGTTTGATGTAATCGCAGTATCAGTGTCATCAATAATTCTTTGAGCCTTACTGTACTTAAATCTTCCACCAAACTTGTTCAAATCCGAAGAGTTTGAATAGGTATTCAAAGAATTGATTACTTTTGCCCTCAAAGCAGAGGTGCTTGAGGTCATATTTGAGTTATAATAAACAGTACTATCAATCTCAACAAACAGATACTTGAGATCGATAATTTCTGGTCTAATTCCAGCTACAGAATAACCCTTCAATTTCTCCAAAATTTGTCTTTTATCAAAATCAGAGATAAACTGACCCATTTTGGGTTTGATAGAGACAAATACCTTACCAAACTGAGGTGGAGTTGATTCTTCCCCACCATATGCAGTTACACTTTCAGCATTTGAGTAAATTGTGGGAATAATTGCTTCATAGTCATTCGCAGTAACAGCACGATATTGAGATGCGTATACTCTTGGTGCTAGATTTTTGATTGTGCTGATGTTTTCAATCTCCGCACCATTTCTTGATGGTTGATTTGTGGTGATATCGGAAATTCCAGTGGTAATAAGTCCACCATCGTTGTTGACCAACTTACCTGCAAAGGCAAAGTTAGCTACGCCATTACCATTTTGTCCATCACAGACAACATAAGAGACTTTGACTACATTTCCAGAGGATAACTTCTTGCCAATTACCCCATCACCGAACAGAATCTCATATTTTTCGTCCTGAACTTCTTGGATTAGGAAAACTTCAGAAGTAGTCTTGATACCAACGATATTATCGACCATTGAATAGGTCTTTTCAGTAGATGAAGAGTTAGTATCCTTTACTTTGACTACAAGTGTTGAAGTATCAATAAATGGGTTTGGAAGAATGTATCTTTGATTTGACTGAGCGGTATCTACAGTGAATTCTTTGGTGAGATATGTTCCCTGTTTGATGTCTAATGTGAAAGATGCAATTCCATCAACAACTGGAGAAGTTACATCTTCAGAGATTGCAAAGGTATAGTTCGTATTTGCAAAATCTCCGACGGCCACAAGACCCGCCTTGAGGGTTACACTAGATTTAGTGGTTCCTGACCCCAGATCAACGAAAAAACTCACATTTGCGGTTGAGGCTCTTCTTGATGCGGGTACATAACCAATATTTCTTGCTAAAGCTACGACATTTTCGCGCAAAGTAGCGCTATCAATAAATGATTCATTCGCAACCATATTGGCATTATAGTTCGTGATGTACGAATTATAAGCCAGAGTGTCAATGAGAATGGACAGGTTAGATCCTTCAAAGTCAAAATCCGTAAAATTGGAGTTTGACCTCAAATATTCGCGTAGAGACGCTTTAATCTGTTCAAAATCGAGGTTTGTATATTGAGTGAACGCCATTATTCTCTAGTTGGTTGAAGAATAAATGTTACTTCTTGTGTCGGTAACGGTAATCCAATGATGTCGTAGGTAATTTCTACCGTAATTTCATTAGTATCGGGTGGATGCGATGCCAAAACCGACCTTAAGTTCACTCTTGGCTCAAAGTTTTTAATAGAAGTCTCAATTTCCACCTCTAATCTTGTCAAAACGTCACGATCAGCAGGTTCGAAGAGACTACTTCTTACCTCAGAGCCAATTAAAGAGTTAAATGGTCTCTCATTATTAATTGTTTCGACGAGATTTCTGACAGATCTCTTAATTGCATCCTCATTTGTGATTGCAACCACGTCATTAGTTACAGGATGCCTTCGGAAGGACAATGAAATATCCTTAAATCGACGTGATGTGCGAACGACAGGCATCTAACGATACAATTTTTCTGCTATATTTATACTATTCATGCCAACGCTCTACAAAGTCATCAAAACCACCAGCTCCTCCACATGGTCTTGACATTCTATCTTCGGCAACTCCGTACTTTTTCTTCTTAGCCTTGTCTAAAAGTGCATTAGAAGAGGGATGAGTGATCAATCTCATGCCACTTTTGATAAAATCTTGACCTAAGTCTACTGGATTTTGAGCCATTTTTCTGTCTTTTGGGGAAAAACAGAACTTTTAGAGGGGTTTCTATCCCTAATCAGCATTTATACAACGTACATCACAAGGATTTTGTCCGCAATTTGGACAAAGTTCTTCTTTTTTACTATCTAGGTCAGTAATTTCATACATGTAATGATCTGAAGTCTCAATTTTTCTCTTATTTTCAACAGAGTAGACTGTCAAATCAATTTCATAGCCTGGATTTTTGGTGATTCTTTCAAATGTCCATGCATTGTCATACCAAATGATACGATTATTGGGATATGCATAGTAATTTCCAGTCTCAACCTTGAACAAGTGAGCACATTTATGTTCTGGAGTCTCTGAAAAATTAAGATCCATGACACCTTTGTTCTCCCAAGACCAGTCTAGAGTGAACATGTACTCACCTAGAACTTTCTTTCCATCTGGTCGAATTAACTGAGCCTGTAATCCCGCAAGTCGATTGCGTCTTTGAACGTCAATGTAGGGAGAAAAACAGTCCCAATACATGATGTCTTCAAGTGGTTCAATCTCTGCATCGGGTTTCCAACAAAAAGCGTGAAGAGGACGACGAGTCCAATTCACGCCATTTTCTAAGAATGCCTCAAAGAGAGGAACTCTTTTCTCAATACTGGCAACGCAATGAACGTCACATTTGGTTACTTCACCATGGCCTTTTTTGTGATTGAATAGGAACTCATTACGCATGTAACAAGACCAATCTGGAAGACTATGGTTTAGATACGCCATTAGAGTTCCTCTTCAGCATCCGTTTGAATGACAAGATCACTAGTTGGATAAGCCACGCAAAGGAGTGCGTAACCGGCTTCCATTTGTTCATCATCAAGGAAGGTTTGATCCTCGTTATCCAGAGTTCCTTCAAGAACCTTACCGGCGCAAGAAGAACATGCACCAGCACGGCAACTATATGGAAGATCAACTCCTTGTTCTTCTGCTGCATCGAGGATGTAGGTGTCTTCATCGCAGGTGATGTTTACGGTTCCTTCTGGAGTACGAAGTTCGATGTTATAACTCATTTTCCTTGACCTCGGTAACGCTTACGTGCTTTGTTTCGTGAAGTTGCGGCATATTTAGTGTGTTGACCGCAGCCCTGTCGAGTATTCTTCGGTTTCGATTGAATAATTGTTTTCCCTGTAAGGGATGCTTTCAGTTTAGCCATTCTCAGGAATTTTTTCTAAGGTGATGGTAGACGGGTCAGGTGAACCCGTTTCAAAGTATTGTACAGAGAGGTCCTGGATCATGTCAAGGGCTTCATCCTCATTACCCGAGAAGACCACGCGCCCTTCGACACAAACTCTAAAAACTCCCTCAGATGACGCGAGTTTTTTCATGCCCCACACGGATACGAGGGTCGCACCAGATCTCCATGCCTGCTTTCTTTGCATCGAGACAGAAGCTGACATCCTCACCACACATGTCCTGAACCTCACCAGACTCGAAGACTTGCATCTGAGGTGCAAACCAAGGATACTCAAGGTTCTCAAAGACACCTTTCTGAATCAGAACCCAACCAAAACCTGTGTAGTCCACAGTGAATGGTTTACGACGCTTACTCATCGTCTCAACGGTTTCATGGTTCATCACACCTTTGTTGGCTTTGAAACCTTCTTCGTCAAGCCAGTGAGCAACGGAAGTTGTGTGACCATCTTCAGTGGCATACCAACCACATGCAATCTCACGTTCCATCCCTAACTGATAAAGTCTGAAGAAACTTTCAGTATTGAAAACGATGTCATTATCAATCCACAACTGATAGTCATACTCCAGTTTCCCATCCCAAGGAATCTGATTCTTACCACGCAACACATTAGCTCCAAGGACCTTACAACGTGCAAAGTTCACCATGGAACTATAATCCTGGGAGATCTGAATGGCTGCACCGCACTGCACCAGATCAAAACAAAGTTGTACAAAACTCTTTAAGAACGTATAAGAACATCCGCGTCCTGGAAGACAAAATACAATCTTCTTACCACGAATGTGTTCCTTACATGCATCAATGTTAAAATCGTCAACAGGCGCAGTTGGAGTTGCTGCCTGTACTCTAAATCCTTTTGCCATGAAAAATTCTCAGTGGTTTAATCTAATCATACACCTTATATAGGAGCTCTGTCAATAACTCCCTTCAGTGTTTTTTGACCGTTCTAACGGTAATATCTCATCCTCTCCAAGTTTTACTTGCTTGGAGTGAATGAGAGTTTCTAGTTCGTCTGCTGTCAGATTGTGCGCTTTGACCTTATCGTCCTTATAGACATGAAAAATTAAGTCGCTCATTGTTTCTTTGCGGCTTACGGAGTAATTATACGCGAACCCTGGGCGCCTTTGTGGCCCACGGAAATTTTTTCTTTTGGATGGATTTGAAAACCCCTTTGAGGGCCACAGAAAACCTTGAAGTCTTATAAAGACCTCTCGGACGCATACTTTTATAGATTGGAGGGACCCAGCGTTTTTAGTTAAGGGTAGGGGGTATAGGGGGGGATCAACCCCCCACACTGGCTCAACCGCTGGTTTTGAAGTAGGCGGCACGGTTGCCCTCCACGTTGAAGTCACGGGAGGAGGTGGCGTGCCCCTGGTACGCTTGCCCACGGCGGTTGGTGTTGGTACGGGGGCCCTTGGTCATGGAGAAGATGAGCTCGCTCTTCTTCGCCTTACGGGGAGGCAGAACCTCAATCTTCACGGTCTTGCCAGCGGCGTTGAGGTCGGCGGCGATCTGGAGAAGGTTCTGAGTGGAGGAGGTCATTGGGGTTGTTCCCTTTGGTATGTGGCTAAGATAAGACGAAACGGGGAGGAAAGCAAGGGCCTGAGCCACTTGCTCAACTGTCCTCAGGCAATGTCCAGGAAGGCATCGGGGTGAACCCAGACGACCTCACAGACCTCATCCTCGCCTGCTTGGAGATAGTCCTGCCACTCCTCATAGATGGCGATGGCGTTGGCATCATCCCCTGCATCCAGAGCGGCATTGATGAGGGAGTCAGCCCACTCCATGTTCCCATCCATGAGTTCGGCGCGTTGAGTGTCGGTCATGTCGTTGGTGGTTGATGTGGCTAGTATAGGGCCTGAGGCGCCCTCAGGCAAGGCGCATCCCAGAACGGAACGGAACCGTGAAGTGCTCAGTGCCGTTCCAGAGGCGGCAGAACCATTCCCAC